AGCGTATTCAGAGGATCAACCCCACCCAAATCCTCTGCCCCATTCATGTGAAGTAAGATGGCAAAGACAGGCCCCTACAGAATGCCCGATGACTGGCCCGGAATATTCGTGGCTGGCGATGAGTGCCACGGCCTTGCCATCGCCATAGAGAAGGCCATGCCGATCCTCAAGGCTCACATACCATCCGAGAAGACACTGGAAGCAGGAAACATGATTGGCCGCATTCGCAGACTAGAGGAATTCGCTGCCACGTTACGGCAAGTCGAGATTGTGAAGTAAAAACAATGGGAACAGGCAGGCCAAGCAAGTACAACGAAGCCTATGACAACCTCATCATAGAGGAAATGTCACAGGGCAAGTCCATTGCGGCCTTTGCTGCTGAGATAGGTGTCGCTAGGTCAACTATTCAGGAGTGGGAAAAACAATACCCTACCTTTTCGGTAGCGTTAAAGACGGGGAAGGCTAAGTGCGCCGCCTGGTGGGAAGATCGGCTTCGGCAGATTGCTATGGACCCGAAAGCAGGCCACGTCACGGCTGCAATCTTCGGCCTCAAGAACATGGCGGCTGATGACTGGAAGGACAAGCACGAGATGGAACACAGCGGGAACATGACGGTCCAGGTTGTGAAGTTCAGCGAAAGCGACCTATAGGCGAGCAATATTATTGCTTTCTGCGTTATTTGATGCACCCGCCCGCATATTTATGTTGCAATCGCTACGGACTGTGCTATGTATAGGTCATCAACAACGGAGAACGAAGATGACCAACGAAATTTTCAGCCTCGAATGCGCCGGGATCAAGTGCTGGGACGTTTACACCCGCAACGGTCGCTACGCTGGTCTAATCGTCACCCGTCAGGACGGCACCCTGCGTCACTACTACAACACCAATGGGACGAAGGGTTCCAGCCGCAAGCTCAAGAACATCGAGGAAGCCCTTGACAGTATCCGCGCCCGTCGCGATCGACTGGTAGCAAAGCGGGGTCAGCAATGACCCCCTCCACCCTCACCACATGGATGCGCCGCCTGGGCTATAACAAGGTTCAGGCGGCAGAGGCTCTAGGAATAGCTAGGACGACGCTGGATAGGTATCTCGACGGCAGGCAGGCAATCCCTCGGACAATCGCTCTAGCCTGCGCTGCGCTTGCTATGGGGCTGCCAGAGCATCCATGAAAATCCCGAACAACTGGAAGCCCCGCAAATACCAGTGGCCGCTCTGGAGCTACCTACAGGACGGCGGCAAGCGGGCTATTGAGATAGCACATCGTCGGTGGGGCAAGGATGACGTGGCGCTGAACTTCACGGCCACGCAGATGATAAGGCGTCCCGCGACCTATTGGCATTGCTTCCCTGAGTACGCCCAGGCCCGCAAGGCCATCTGGACGGCTGTGGACCCCCACACAGGCAAGCGGCGCATAGATCAGGCGTTCCCGCCGGGCATTATCAAGGCCCGCAATGAACAGGAAATGTTCATCCAGTTCCACAACGGCAGCACATGGCAGATCATCGGCTCGGATCGCTATGACTCAACCGTAGGTGCGGGGCCCGCCGGTATAGTCTACTCTGAGTGGGCTTTGGCGAACCCGTCCGCTTGGGGCTATCACCGCCCCATGATCCAGGAGAACAACGGCTGGGCCGTGTTCATCACCACGCCGCGTGGGAACAACCACGCCAAGGCTATGTACGACATGGCCGTCAAATCGCCCGATTGGTTTGCTGAAGTCAGCGACATTCGGGTGACGGGCGCTCTTACGCCAGAACAGGCAGAGGACGCGCTAGAGGAATACCAGGCCATCTATGGCCGTGACTTCGGCCTAGCCTACTTTGAGCAAGAGTATCTGTGCAGCTTCGCCGGGGCTATGGTCGGCGCTATCTTCGGAGGAGAGATCAACCGTGCTGAAAGAGACGGACGAATCCGAGACGTGCCGGTGGACCACTCGCAACCTGTCCACACCGCATGGGACTTGGGCGCAGCGCGGAATAACCCAATCTGGTGCTTTCAAGTCATTTCAGGCCAATTACGCATCGTTGACTTCTACCGGCCTGAAAGCGACGATCTTGAAGAATGGGTGGCGTGGCTTAACGCAAGAGGATATAACGGAATTGATTTCGTCCCTCACGACATTGTCACGACAGATTGGGGCGCAAAGCGAACACGGCTCGAAACCCTGACCTTGCTCAAGCGCAAGCCTCACCGCATCCCCAAGGTGTCTATCCAGGACGGCATCAACGCAGGCAATCAGTCTATCCGTGCCGCTGTATTCGACGCCGAACGCTGCAAAGACGGGATCGAGGGCCTGAAGAACTATCGTAGGGAATGGGCCGACGACCTCAAGACCTTTCGGGAAAACCCGGTCAAGGATTGGTCAGAACACATTGGTTCGGCATGGCGCTATCTTGGCCTTGCATGGCGCGAGATACCCAAACAGGTGGAGAAACCCAAGGTGCCGGAGCGGCTGGAATACGTTGTGGACCCGACAGGACGCATTCAGGGCAACTTGACAGCAAGACAGGCTATCGAGGCAATGGGGCGCAGAAAGAGGAGAGAGTTCAAGCGATGATTGACTCTGCCATCAGCAACCAAAACGAAAAAATTGACCTTAGAATCCAATCTGCGACATCAAATCTGCCCACCTATTGGACATTTTGGAAGGGGGTCGCAACAATTGTTATTGCGATTTTCGCTTCTGTGGGCGGGGTGATTGCAATACTAGCGTTTGCTGGTGATAGGTTTGACGGAGGACTTAGCGCAGGGTCCGCTATAGGCGATAAATTCTCTCAGGCCACCATTGCTCTGGAACAAAATAACAGGCGCGACGACGACACCCGGCGCACGCTTGACGCGCTAACTCTACAGATACAGAGGCTGTCTGATAAAATTGATGTGATAGATAGTAATGCCAAAACAGAAAAATGACGTGGCACTGAACGGTTTTGAAGATGTACGGCGTCTGGGGGGAGGCCATAGGCCCCACATTTGCGGCGCAGGAAGATGCCGCTCAGTATGCCCGCGACCACGCTACATATGGCTATGTCGTTAGCATTGCTGGCGATGACGAAGATGGATGGCAGGCATACAGGCGAACCCCAGTAGCCAAGTGACTCTCCCGCGCCTGTGGCCCTTGGCTACAAGCGCATCATGGATAGTCCGCGCCCTAAATCATACGCCCATGACAGCTATAGGCAAAAGTCGCAGGCAAGGCGTCCCGAATATCGTTCATGGCTATCGTATATCGTGGGCATGGATGGACGGCCCGTCATTGATGAGGTTCGCGGCGCTGAAGGCAAAAGCGACAGGCTAGACAAGGTTATTCGCGCCCTTCTGGCGAGGGGCCGCTAATGGATAGTCCCGCCTCCGCATCCCCGCAGACCAAGGGCCAGAAGTGGCTTGAGCGCATTCAGGCCGCGTCAAAGCGCGAGGAAAAGTTCCTGGAGCAGGCCGCACGGGCCGAAAACATCTACCTCGGCAAGACCGAGGAGGGCGCGGAGAAGAAATACTTCAACATCCTGCACTCCAATATCGAAACAATCGTCCCGGCCATCTATTCGGCCACTCCCAAGCCCGACATTCGCCGCCGCTGGAACGACAGCACATCGCTAGCCCCTGACGATCCAATGGCTCAACAGAAGGCGGCTGAAGAAGAACTCTACCGTTCCGCAGCCACCATGATCGAGCGGGCCATCATCGTGCAGACCGATGACGGTGCCCTGGACAGCGAAATGGAAGGGCTGGCCCAGTCCTCGTTCAACGCAGGACGTGGCGTCATTCGTGTCCGCCTGGTCGAGGAAGAACCGGCCACGGGCGAGATTGACGACGATGTGACAGAGGACACGCTTGGAGCCGCCACAAACGAGGACGGCGACAGCAACACCGAGCCAGAAGCCGAAGAAACCCAAGAGGACGCGCTAGAGGCCCAGCAGAAAATCCAACGGCTTCGTTATGAAGCCGTCTCATGGCGTGACTTCCGCTTCGGCCCGGCCAAGCGCTGGCAGGACGTGCCGTGGGTAGCCTTCCGTCACATGGTTCCAGAGGAGACAATCAGGGAATGGACCAAGGATGAAGGTGTCAAGGCTCAACTGGCGGCCTTGTCATCCCCGACAGTGGATGGTCAGGAAGATACAAAGGGCGATACGGCTGTTTGGGAGATTTGGTGCAAGAACTCCAAGACCGTGAAGTTCATCCGCGAAACGGACGGCGTGATCTACAAGACCACCGACGATCCGCTCGGATTGACCAGCTTTTTCCCCTGCACAAGGCCGGTCCAGCCGGTCGAGGTTGTGGGAAGCCTCACGCCCGTCACGCCCTATGCGATTTACGAGGAACTGGCCGAGGAACTGGACCGCGTTACCCGTCGCATTCGCAAGCTGATCGAAGGGATCAAGGTTCGCGGCGGTGCCTATGCTGGCGAGATGTTCAAGGGCGTCGAGAAGATTGCTGAACTTGGCGACAACGAAATCACCGAAATCCAGGGCGTCGAAGCCCTCGCCCAGCAGGGCGGACTGGACAACGGCATTACATGGTGGCCGATTGAGAAGGCCATTGAGGCCGTGCGCGAACTGGCCGTCCATCGTGAGGCCATCAAGGCGACCATTTACGAGGTGACGGGCATCTCGGACATCGTGCGTGGCGCGTCCAATGCGACCGAGACGGCAACTGCCCAACAGATCAAATCTCAGTGGGGCAGTCTCCGTATTCAGAAGATGCAGCGGCTTATCGAGCGGGCCGTCCGCGAAATCTTCATCATGTCCGCCGAACTGATTGGCGAGAAGTTCACTGCGCAGACGCTCAACGCCATCACCGGCATGGAATACACGCCCGGCATTGACATGGTGTTCAAGAGCCACGTTGCCCGCGTCTATCGCATTGACGTTGAGACGGACTCGACCATCAAGGCCGATATGTCCAAGTCCAAGGAGGAAATGGCCGAGTTCCTGAACGGAACCGCGATGTTCTTCCAGTCAATGGCCCCGCTCGCCCAGCAGGGCATGATTCCGCAGGGCCTCATGGCCGAACTGTATGTGTCCTTCGCCCGCACCTTCCGCCTTGGCAAGACCGCCGAGGACGTTCTGGAACAGATGGCAGCACAGGCCAAGCAAGCCCCGCCGCCTCCGTCGCCTGAAGTCCAACAGCAGATGGCCCAGGCGCAGGAACAGATCGCCGCCATCCAGGAGGAAGCCGCAAAGCTGGCCGAGGAAAACCAAGCCCTCAAGAGCCAGAAGGTAGGCGAAGCCGAGGCGCAGGCGTTGAAACTCCAGTTTGAGCAGGAGAAGAACGCGCAGGCCCTCGTCCATGCCGAACAGAAGCATCAGCAGGATATGGCATTTGCAGCCGAAAAGAACGCCCTCACGCTTCAGCAGGCACAGCAGCAGGCGGCCCAGAAGCAGGCAATGGCCGCGTCTGGTGGCGTCAGGATCGGCGTTGATGAGGAAGGCGTCAGCACGGCGCTTGCCGAGTTTGGAAAACTGATCGTGGATCGGATGGAAAAGGGTGACGAGGCCATTCTGAAGGCAATCCTTGCACCAAAGACAGTCAAGGCCGTTCGCGGAGCGGATGGCAAGATAGAAGGGGCCGTCTCGCAGACGGTGTTGAACTGATATGGCGATTTCCCTCAAACACGCAAAAACCAACAACATTGCCGATTGGACGCAGACGGACCTTGACGCCGCAATCACGGCTGGCGACTTTGCGCCGGGAACCGTCCTTGCTGACATTGCGCTGCCGTCCGACTGGAACGCAGAACACACATTGACCGCAGCCGCTAACAAGGTTCTCGGCACAAGTGGCAGCACGACCGTTGCCGAATTTGACTGGTCTGCCAATGGACGCAGCCTGATTGCCGCTGCGGACTATGCGGCCATGAAGGC